TGGCCCCGTCAGATCCGTCACGATGGCAAGTCCTTTGGCTTTGATATTCAGGTTCTGGCTAAGAAGAGGGCGCAGTATCTGGATAAGACCCAGTTTAGAGCGCAGTATTATAACGATCCGAATGATCCAGATAACCGTCCTATTGACTATGATAAATTTCAATATTTTGAAAAAGAGTTCTTGACAAACAATAGTGGTTCATGGTATTATAGAGATCGTAAGTTGAATGTTTTTGCAGCAGTTGACTTTGCGTACAGTTTAAGACGGAAGGCTGACTATACTGCGATTGTTGTCATTGGCGTAGATTACGAAAACAATGTTTATGTTCTTGACATTGACAGATTTAGAACGGACAAGATTTCTGAATACTTCAGACACATTCTTGAGCTACTTAATAAATGGGATTTTAAGAAGCTTAGGGCTGAAGTAACCGCTGCACAGGCAGCAATTGTTCAGGAGTTGAAAGACAGTTACATAAAGCCTCACGGGCTTATGCTTAAAATTGAGGAGCATAGACCGACAAGGCACTCTGGCAGTAAGGAAGAAAGAATGTCTGCAATCCTTGAGCCAAGGTATGATAACCTGTCTATCTACCACTATAAGGGTGGACACTGCCAGTTACTTGAGGAGGAGCTTATTAGTAATAATCCCCCTCATGACGATATTAAGGATGCCCTTGCCTCGGCTATTGAAATTGCTGTTAAGCCAGCGAGTAATATGATGAATAGAAGATTTAATAATCAGAATGTAGTTTATTCGCAACGATTCGGTGGAGTGGCACACTAATGGCTGGTAATACAATCGACATGAAGCTGATTATCAGCCCCGATAATATTGCTACAGAGATTGCTGATAGATGGCGTCTCTGGAACCAGCAGCGCGTTGGAAAGCTTGAAGAGTGGAAGGAGCTTCGCAATTATCTTTTTGCTACTGATACCAGACGGACGAGCAATAGTACACTCCCTTGGAAGAATAGCACAACAGTTCCTAAGCTTACACAGATTAGAGACAATCTTCATGCTAATTATATGGCTGCACTTTTTCCACAGAATAAGTGGATGAAGTGGTATGCTGACGATAAGGATAGTAATAATAAGGTAAAGCGTGAAACTATCCAATCGTACATGGAGAATAAGGTTAGACTTTCTGATTTTGAAGTTACAATGTCTAAGCTTGTCCTTGACTTCATTGACTACGGTAACTGTTTTGCTACAGTAGACTATGAGACAAATTACACTGAGCTTGAGGGTAAGGAGTTTATCCCCGGATACATTGGTCCGAAGGTAGTTAGGATCTCTCCCTACGATATTGTTTTTAACCCAGTAGCTACAGATTTCAAGAAGACTCCGAAGATCATTCGTTCACTCTTGACATTTGGTGAAGTGAAGAAGATGATTGAAGAGAACCCTGAGAAGGAATATATGTCTCAGGTTTTTGATCGTATGATTGGTACAAGAAACGCTATTCAGGGTTACTCTGACTCGGATCTTCATAAGAATGACGGCTTTGTTGTCGATGGCTTCGGGTCTATCCGTCAGTATTATGAATCAGACTACGTTGAGATCCTGACATTTTACGGGGATATGTACGATAAGGCTACAAATACCCTGATGAAGAATAGAATCATTAAGGTTGTAGACAGATCCTACGTTCTTCACGATATTCCCAACCCCTCTTGGCTTGGTACTTCCCCAATTTACCATGTCGGTTGGAGAGAAAGACCCGATAACTTGTACGCTATGGGTCCACTGGACAACCTCGTTGGTATGCAGTACCGCATTGACCACCTTGAGAACCTCCGCGCTGACGTATTCGATCAGGTAGCCTTCCCGGTTATTAAGATTAAGGGTGATGTTGAAGACTTTGACTTCCAGCCGGGGTCTAGAATTTACTGCGGCGATGAAGGTGATGTCTCCTACCTCCAGTCTGATGCTGCTGGTACGGCTCTTACGGCTGATAACCAGATTAACATTCTTGAGAATAGAATGGAACAGCTTGCTGGTGCGCCGAGAGAGGCTATGGGTATCAGAACCCCCGGTGAAAAGACAGCCTTCGAGATTAACAGCCTCCAGAATGCAGCCAGCAGGATCTTCCAGAACAAGACCCAGCACTTCGAGCGCATCTTCGTAGAGCCTATCCTGAATGCTATGCTTGAGGCTGCTAGACGCAATATGGATGCCTCTGATGTTATCCGTGTCTTCGATGAAGCTATCGGGACTACGATCTTCCAGACGATTACGAAGGAAGATATTACTGCGAAGGGTAAGATTGTTCCAATGGGTGCAAGACACTTTGCTGAGAGAGCGCAGAGATTGCAGAACCTCCAGCAGCTTTGGCAGATTAAATCGGCTGATCCCTCCGTTGCTGCTCATATGAGTGGTAAGGAATTTGCCAGAATCCTTGCCGAAGAACTCGGTGAGAAGAACCTGTTTAGCGAGAACATCTCTGTCTATGAAAACTACGAAACTCAGAAGACAGCGCAGGAAGTTCAGTTGATTGCTAACGAAGAGAATATGATTGCAGCAGAACAAGGAATTTAAGCACGGAGTTCTGAGTTAATGAAAACAATTTGGTTTATGGATCTTCCGAAAGACCAGCAGGAAGATTTCAAGAAGCAAGTAAGTTCTTCTAAGGATGTTCTGGAAAAGCTGGAGAGCATCCTTAAAACAAAGATTAAAGAAATAACACTATCGGAAGATTATGACAACCCGAGTTGGGCTTATAAGCAAGCTGATAGAAATGGTTATAATCGGGCTTTGACAGAAGTCCTTAACATTCTCAAATTCTAACCTAGACCAAGAGGTATTATAAATGACTGACGTTTTTTCTTCCGCGACAACGGAAACTGTAACAACTGAGATTACTAATAATCAGACAAACGATTCTTATGTAACACAGTTGGTTGGAGAAGGCAAGAAGTTCAAGGATGTCGAATCGCTTGCTAAGGGTAAACTCGAAGCTGATAGGCATATCGGTGAGATTACAAAGACCCTTGATGAGCTTCGGGCAGAACTTGCTAAGCAAGATTATGCTAAGTCCCTCCTTGAGCAGATGAACAAGGCTTCTGAGACTACGGCAGAACAGCCTTCTTCCAGTACACCTAGTCCCTCTAATACTGAGAATACCACTCAGAGAGCGAGTGATGATATTGAAGCCCTTGTAGAAAAAGTTATTACTGAGAAGGAAAGAAGCAGGACTGTTACTCAGAATCTCTCTGTTGTAAACGAAGAGATGGAGAAGCAGTACGGTGACAAGGCCGGTCAGATCCTTAAGGCGAAGAGTGCAGAACTTAATATGTCGCTCGAAAGACTTAAGGAAATTGCAGCGGAGTCTCCGACAGCTTTCTTCCAGTTGGTTGGGTTTAATAACAATAATAAGAAGGTAACTTCTATGACAACTCAATCTTCAGTTCGAAGTGAAAACTTTAACTCCAATTCTCAGGAAAGAGATTTTGAGTATTATCAGAAGCTCCGTAAGGAGAATAGGAGTCTCTATTATTCCCCGAAGATCCAGAACATGATGCTTCAGGATCGTACTAGACTTGGGGATAAGTTCTACAAATCTTAATCTTAACAATGAAGGAGATCAGATATGTCGGGTATGACAACTGGTAATACTACCCTCCTTACTCGCTCGGAAGTGTGGTCGAGAGAGCTTAAGGAAATTCTGCGTGATGAGCTTATGGCTCAGAAGTACGTTCGCTGGCTTCAGGAGTTCCCTGATGGCGATACGTTCAAGATCCCGTCCATCGGTCAGGCGTATGTTGATGACTACGCTGAAGATGAGTCGGTGAAGTATCGTCCTCTGGACACTGGTCAGTTCACCTTCCAGATCACTGAGTACCTCTCTTCGGGTACTTATGTGACGAAGAAGGCTGAGCAGGATATGTTCTACATGAATGAGCTTGTTTCTCGCTTCGTTCCGGAGCAGGAGAGAGCCATTATGGAGCATGTCGAGGAAACAGTCCTTGGTCTTCAGTCTCAGCAGACGGCTGCTAACACGAACGCTATTAACGGTGGTAAGCATCGTTATGTTGCTACGGGTTCCTCGAATGTTATCAATGTGGCTGACTTTGCCCGTGCTAACCTTTCGCTGAACCTTGCCAATGTCTCGGCTAACAACCGTGTCGCTATTGTGGACCCGTCTGTGGCCTACACAATCGAAACGGCGACTCAGCTTGTTGGCATCAACAACAACCCGATGTTCGAAGGTATCGTGTCTTCGGGTATTGCAACGGGTATGCGCTTCGTCCGTAACGTCTACGGCTTTGATGTGTACACTTCGCAGCGTCTGGCTACGATCTCTTCGGAAACGCTTGAGACTGTGAACTGCGCTGGGTTTAAGGCGAACCTGTTCTTCTCTGCTGATGCTTCGGTTGTTCCGTTCATCGGCGCTTGGAGACAGATGCCGGAAGTCGATACTGAGTACAATAAGGACTTCCAGCGTACAGAGTTTGTTACAACCGCCCGCTATGGCGTGAAGCTGTACCGTCCTGAGAACCTTGTTGTCGTTCTGTCGAACGCTGCTGTGTAATAGGAGGATAAATTATGGCTGATTGGACAAACTCGGACGGTCTTGAAGTCCGTTTTACTAACCCGGACGCTGGTCAGACTGGTGCTGGTCTTGAGGCTTGTGGCCCCATTAAGAGCATCGCTGTTGACTTTAACTTTGCTACGGCTATCACTGCCGCTGCTGACGGTCATGAGGCGTATATTCCGGCTGGTTCGTACATCGTCGATGCTTACCTTATTGTTACGACTGCTGCTACCTCTGCGGGTACAGCTACTCTGACAATCGGTCTGGCTCAGAAGGACGGTACTGTGATTGATGCTGATGGCATTGACGCTACTATCGCTCTTGCTGCGCTGGGTGCCGCTAAGGTTGTGCGCTGCGATGGCGCTCTGTCTGCTGGTACGGCTTCGGTTGGTTCTGCCAATGCTTACGTCTATACGACTCCGACAACCTCTGGTGATGCTTTCACCGCTGGTCGTGGTAAGCTGGTGATCCAGTATATCGAAGTGTAATACACTACGGGGAGGTTCTTCGGAGCCTCCCTATTTCTCGTTGACAAGTTAAAAAGAAATGGTATAATAATACTTATGGTTCCCCCGGTTGATACTAATATAGGATACTTAAATGGCTAACGTACAACATTCCGCTTTGACTGATACAGATGGTATTCATGAACCGAAGGGTATTTCTACTGCCAGTTCAAATCAGGTTTATGTAGCCAATGGTAGTTCCTCTGGTAGTTGGAAGAACCTCTCTAATATTCCGGGTAGTGGTTGGGGACATTATACAAATACAACGTATACGAGTACAACATACTTCCAACTTAATAATACTGCACAAACAATACCCTTTGATTTAAAGTCTGTTGAAACAAATCTTCCTGTAACTTTCAATGGTGTTGATAGTACCCTAATGACGTTGGGTACGGATACTCTTCTTTTTGTATCCACTGGCGATTTGATGGCTATTACGCTATCTTTTGAATTGGTTAGTCTATCAGGCTCTCAGGCTTATCTTGATATCTCTTTGTATGGTTCCTCAGATGGAACTACTTATGGTACTCTCCTTGCAGAGAAGAGTGTTCCGTTGCTGAAAACTAATCAGTTTATTTCTGAAACTTCACTGGTGTATGTAACAGCAAATATGGCCTCTCATGGTGCTAAAATTAAATGCTCTCTTCCTTCTGGTACTGGTAATATTAGAAATATTAGTTTGATTTCATCTAGAATACATAGGGCTAGATAATAATGGCTACAGCTAAAATGACACTATTGGAGATGGTTCAGGATGTCCTGAATGATATGGACTCTGATGAAGTCAACAGCATTTCCGATACGGTAGAAGCAACCCAAATCTCTAATATTTGCAGGAGTGTCTACTATGATGTAATTACAACTTACGAACTTCCGGAACACTCGGAGTTGGTTACAATCTCTGGTCTTTCTAACTCCGCTAGGCCCAATTTTATGGATGCAAACAGCGTCACAAAGATTAAGGAGTTGAGATACAATGTATCAGAAACTGCTGGGGAACTCGAATATAAGCTCATTGATTATGTTCTACCGGATGAATTTATTCAGAGAATTGTTAAGAGGGATACCTCTGCATCCGAAGTAATTATTGTTACCGATCCGACATCTGGTATTTCTCTTCCAATTCTGAATAACAAGATGCCTGACTATTATACATCATTTGATGATAGGTATCTTTGTTTCGATAGTTATGATTCTTCTATCGATACTACTCTTCAGACAAGCAAGTCATTGGTACTTGGTACAAAGCTACCATCTTTTACTATGACCAATGATGCAACGCCAGATATGGATGATAGTATTTTTCCCTACTACCTTGCAGAGGTTAAATCTCGGGCGCTGTCTCTCCTTAAGGGAGGGGCAGACCCGAAGGTAGAACAGTTTGCTAGAAAGCACAGATACTTCCAGAGAAACAATAGATCTAAGACACCTGAAGTGAGGGTTTTGAATGACTATGGCCGAAACCGATAATGACCTTATCGTTGTAGAAGACAATAAAGAAGGTACAGTCCTTACAATTACAAGTCCTAAAAGAAAAGCAAAGTATACGATTTACAAACCTGAAGATGGTTACAGTATGTTCAGGATTGGTACAGACTCTGGTAGTATTCCAGACCATCTTTCAGGATATTACACTAGCCGAAAGTCAGCATTAGCAGATCTTGAGTTCTGGTTGGACAGTATACCCGAAAGCAAAGAGGCTAAGTGGGATAGAATGTTTGGTGAGGATAAGGCTCCTCCACTGAAGACGAAGGGTAAAAAGATTGGTACAGACGTATAGCACTAAACCTGTAAACAACTTTATCAAGGGGCTTATTACCGAAGCCTCTGTTATGACCTATCCTGATGGTGCTTCTTCTGATGAATTGAACTGCGATCTCCTTAAAAACGGTGCTAGGCAGAGAAGGAGGGGTATCGAATTTGAAGAGAATTATATTGGAAGTTCCTTTACTGCCGGATCTAATGCGTTCATTCATACGCAAAATTGGCAGAATGTTTCTGGTATTGGTGGTGCTGAGTTTCTTGTTGTTCAGGTAAACAGCAAAGTTTACTTTTACGATAAGTCTTACTCAACACTTTCGCTTAGCGAGAAACCCTTTTCAATTAATCTTCTAGACTATAAAGCTGAAAATGAATTTGATACTGCGACTTCTCCGATAAGTGTTTCTTCTTCCATCGGATACCTTGTAATTGTATCTCAAGCTATTCATCCAATTAGAGTAGTTTATAATTCAAACGATAATACTATCTCTGTCTCTAAAATTAAGATTGAAATTAGAGACTTTGAATACCTTAATATGTCTTCTGATATTGATAGTATTGTAAGAACTAGTAATACAGTTACGATTACTACATTGAATAAGCATGCTTTAGAAGCTGGGGATACTATCAAAATTGATTGTAATCTTTCTCAGTTTAACGGAGAGTTTTTAGTAAATACTGTTACTTCAAATAGAGTTTTTACTTTTACTCTTAGTGGTTCAAACTATTCTTTAGATGATAATATTACTGGTACTGTAACAAAAGTTATTCCAAATGACTTTGTTCCAGAAGATACAAATGGTGGTATTACAAAGAATTATCAGTATGATTTGTTCAATATGGGTTGGGTAGAAAGAGTTACTTTTGTTGGTAGTCCTTCGGAACCAACGCCTTATGAACAGTATTTAGTTGAAGGTGGTTTCTATGGTTATCCTCCTAGAAACAAACCTTGGTATTTTGGAAAACTTTATGTAGAACAAACCTCTCCTCCTGAAAAGGGTATTAAATTCAATGCAAGCCAGTTTTATACAACTGCTTCAGGTAATACCCTTTCTCCAAATGGTTTCTTTATTCTTGACTTCTTTAATCAAGATAGATCTAAAGCAACAGAGTATACACCAGTTACAATAAATAATCTTCCAGTTGTAAACGAAAGTTCAAGATTTTCTTGCACTGCTTCTTATGCTGGAAGAGTTTGGTATGCTGGTTTGAACTCTTCTAAGAATGGTGGAAAGATCTTCTTCTCGAAAGTTGTCGAGAATAAAGATGACTTTGGCAAGTGCTATCAGATGGCAAGTCCAACAGCAGAAGATACTGCTGGTGTTGTAGACTCAGATGGTGGATATATTATTATCCCCGATATCTCGGATATTAAAGCTCTCTTTCCAACAGGCTCCGTTCTTTATGTCCTCGCTAGTAATGGCGTATGGGCTATTGGTGGCGTTGATCAGGTCTTTAAAGCTACTGAATATTACGTTAGTAAGATCTCCAACTTTGGTATTGTAAATTCTAGAACACTTTCTAATGTTTCTGGAACACCAATTTATTGGGGAGTCTCTGGTATTTTTGCTATTACAGTAGAGAATAATTCTCCAACAGTTACTTCTATCTCTGATAATATTAAGACATTCTACGATAATATTGGTAACTCTGCTAAGAAAAGTGCTACTTCTATCTTTGATAGATTAAATAATCGAATTTATTGGATGTACTCTTCTGAGACTGAAACAATTGTAAATAAGAAAAACAAGATACTTGTTCTTGATATGTCTCTTCAAGCTTTCTTTCCTTGGACTGTTTCTGATAAAGCAAGCAGTACTCCGTATATTGTAGATGGCGTGTTCCTTTCCGGTCTTGGTGCAGAAGATGCTGTTATTAACATTGTTGCTGGAACTGCCGAAAATCAAGTTATTGATGCTACTAGCGATATAGTTGTAAAAACCGTAGATGTTTCTAGTACAGTCCCAACAGAAATAAAGTTTCTTACATCTATAGTTGTTTCTGGAGTTAGGAAACTGACTTTTGCTACTTTTACTAATAGAGACTTCCTTGACTGGGATACTGCAAATTACAGTTCATACGCTGAGACGGGTTACGATTTTCAAGGTTCTGCTACGTTGAAGAAGAATGCCCCGTATATTACAACTTACTTGAAGAGAACAGAAGAAAACTTTGTAGCCTCTGGAGCAGGATATGAAGTAGATTATCCTTCTAGTTGTACTCTTACAGTTAAGTGGGATCTTTCAGGAGATAGTTCTAGGTGGAGTACCCCCAGTCAAATTTATCGTGCTATGAACTATACTATTGTTAATCCAAGTAATTTGACATTTGCCTATCCCTATGATACAATTGTATGTAGAACAAAGATTAGAGGTAAGGGTAGGGTTCTACGCTTAAAATTTGAGTCAGAGCAAGGGAAAGACTTTTATCTCATTGGTTGGGAAATGATAAGTGCAAGCAACCCAAGATATTAGTATTCGATATATTAAACCAGAAGATTACCTCGAAGTATTAGAACTAGCAAAAGAACCTATTAAAGCTGTCCTACCGGATAAACCCTTTGAAGAAGAGAAGATCGAAGCCCTCTTTAATACTGCGTTAATCAACGAACTATTTGCGGGGATTGTCCTCGTAATCGACGAAGAAATTAAGGGGTTTATCCTAGGGCATGTAACAGAACACTACTTTCACTCTACTAAACTAGCCTATTGTATGGCTATCTTTGTAAAGAAAGAAAGTAGAAAATACGGACTAGAAATGCTGAAGGCTTTTGAGTCTTGGGGAAAGTATATGAAGGCAGATACACTCTGCATCAGTACCTTTCATAATCTTAGTCCAGAATATCTAAACAAGGTGTACAAGAAGCTTGGGTACACTGAGAAAGAAATAGTACATTGGAAGGAAATATAACATGGCTGCTGCTGTAGGTTTGTTGGTTAGTGCTGGTGCTGGTATTTTTAGTATGGTCCAGCAGAATAAGGCTATGAAAGCACAGGAGAAGGCTGCAAGAGAACAGAGAGCTTTGCAGAGGGGTGCTGATGCCCGTGAAAGACGGCGTATGCTCCGTGAACAGGCTATTGCAGGTGGTCAGACAGTCAACGTAGCCGCACAGGTTGGTGCTGGTCAGGGTCCGACAGCAAGTACAGCACTGACTGGTGGTCTCTCTGGTCTTCAGAATCAGGTTCTCTCTGCTACTGCTTTCCAAGGCATGTCTGCTGAGAGTATGAAGAGACAACAGGCTGCTCTTAATCAGGCTGCTAAGTATCAGACTAATGCCAGTATTGCACAGGGTATTGGTTCTCTAGCACCGGATCTTGCTAATATTGGGTCTGGTCTATTTAACTCTATGCGTTTTTCTAGATTTGCTTAAGGACATATAATGGATCTGTTTAGCAACGATAACAAAGAGATTACAGTAGAAGAATCTCTTTTTCCTACAGAGGAAGAAATAACCGCAGAGGTTGAAAAGAGTTCTAAGTACAAACTGTCTCTTGCTGAAAGATATGCTAACCATGCTGGGGTTAGTGTTGATGAAGCTTTAACTGCTGTAGAGCAGGGTACTTATCTTAATCTTTTTGATAAAGACGATGCTGCTGGCCCAACTATTATGGAAAAGGCCGTTACTGAAAACTATGATCCAATTAAATTTAAGTCTGCTCTTGAGGTTTATAATACAAATACAGGGTATCTTGCTAATGCAGAAGAAAGCAAGGATCTTGTAGAGGATATTGTTGTAGACCGTTTTGATCCTACTATTGATCAGAGAGCCTTGACGCTTTCTATTCTTATGGATGCCTTTCAGGCTGCTGCTCCACAAGAGTCAATAGCTGGTTATGCTAGCTCTGCTTTTGGTATGCTTGCTAGATCTGTTGTGGTAGATCCCCTTGAAAATGTTCTTGGTGTAACTGGTACTACTCTTGGTAGCTTTGAAGGTAAGTCAAAGACAGGTAGAGAGCAGTATATGGCTGTCTTCCTTGAACCTAGCCTAAAAAAGAAAAAGCTTCTTGCTATGCAGTTTGCACAGGAAGCTAAAAATCTTGGAGCATTTGGGGATAACTCACTCCTCTACTGGCAGAGATTTAATACAATTACTGAGATGGGTAAGAATGAGAATGAGGATATCTGGCTTGGTGTAGATATTGCTGGTCTTGTTCCGATTGGTAAAGTCCTTGGACTAGGAGGTAAAGCTGCTAAGACAACTGGTGTAGCTAGTAAGATTGCTCTTGCTACGGATGCCCTTGAAGTTGCAGAGGCTACTGGTGGTAAGGCAGCAGCTAACTCTGTAATGGATACTGCTCTTTCTAATGCTGCTACTTCAATTAATACTCCAAAGCATGCTGCTCCAAGTACTTCTTCAGTGGGTAGTAATGGTCTTGGACCGACTCTTAAGCCGACACTTTCAAATGAAGTAAGCAACGATTACCTTGCTAAAATTGAAAGTGCGTATAGGGATATGTATACCCCTGAAATGCTACAGGCTGCAAAGGATAGATATAAAGCATTTATTGAAAAGACAACAAAGCAGCATGTTCTTGATATTTCTGAAAAGAACCTTGGTCTTGATAATTATGCTGTAAAGATTACAATGGGTCGAGAAGATGGTTTGCCCTTTAAGGATTGGGCGAATGCTCAGAAGTTTTCTAAGAACTTTGGTGGAACTGTAGAACCCTATGGTGTAAATGCTGCTGGTAATAATCCCGAAGGTTATGTTGTAACCTTTGAACGTAATCTGAATATGAAGGGTTTGGCTAGTGCAACTGAAACAGGTGAACTTAGATCTTCTCTCTTTGATTTTCTAGCCTCACCTGAAGTTACTTCTTCTCAGAAATTGGCTGATGTCCTTAAGCGCGGTCTAGATAAGATTGGTTATGTTGAAGCCGAGATTATGAGAAACCACAATAAAGTAATTAAGGGTCTTTCTAAGAACGATCTTAGAGGTATTGATCAGGTTATTTCAAAGATCAATATTGAGAATAGTGATTGGTATGACCTTTCAACTTTTAAGGATATCTATTACAAGCAGACTGGTAGAGAGGCTACTCAGGCAGTTCAGGATGCCTATATCTCTACTTATAAAGTTGCTGAGACAGCAAGATGGCTTGAGGCCGATAAGGTAATGAAGAGAACAACTGGTGAGAAGATTAACCAGTTTGTTGGTTCTGGCGATGGTGTAAATTTCTATCGTATGAAGTCTCTTGAAAAGGGTAAATTACCTCAAGCAGATAAATATAGACAAAAGTGGGTATACGATCTGAATACTGGTAAAGTTATATCCAGTTCAGACTTCTTTAAGAATAAGAAGAAAGAAACTTTGTATCAGCTTGTTGATGTAGATAATGTTCCTGAAATAGACGGTAAGAAGGTCTTGTATGCTACAGGTACGTTGAAGACTTCTCGCCCTCTTATGCCATCGGATGTTGTTCCTAAAATTGCTGGTGGCTTTAGAAGTACAGGTAATGTACACGGGTTTCTTATTTCAAAAAGAATATCTTCCGATCTATCTGGTAACATTCTAAATCTTACTCCAAAGATTGCTTTTGTTGGTAGAACAGCTAAAGAATTGGCGGATGCTGCAAAGGATATTAATACTTCTTTGAAGGCTCTTAGAGGGGTCAATGATGGTAGTATTACAAAGGAAGCAGCAGAAGCTATCATTAAAGCAAACAATGGTTTTAATCCAAGTATTGAAGATCTGGATACTTTTCAGAAGTTCCTTAAGAATACAGACATTGATGAAATGCTAGATGTTGAAGCAGTTACAAAGGAAACAGAACTTCCTACAGTTGGTGTTGGTCAGTTTGAAAATTATCGCCTTGGTAAGTTTACAACTTATGAAGATCTTTATGCTAAGGGAGCTAAAGATAATCAAGTACTGTATGGTTATGGTGGTGGTAAGTTTAAGCAACTTGATGCTCTTGTTAGTATTGAAAGAGACTTTGCAAAGGGTGTAAACTATATTGCTGAAAGAGAGTACTCTTATAAAGCTATCGAAGGTTTCTTAAAGGGTGCTAAAGACAATAATCTTATTACTAATCTGAAAGAGATTGAGGATAGTTCTTTTATCGAACAGGTCCGTCGGGCTAAGTTTGTAAACAGTAAGTCTGGTGATCTTTTTAGAACAGAGCAGAGAGTTATTCTTAACAGACTAAATGAAACCAATGACTTTGCTAACGCTTGGAATAGGCGTATGAAAGGCTTTGGTGAGTTTATCTTTGATAAAACTGGCTATGATCGTATTGATAAGATGAATGTAAGACCAGATGTAGCTTTAAGATCCTTTGCTTTTGATCTTAAGCTTGGTCTTTTTAATCCTGATCAGCTTATTGTTCAGAGTATGTCTGCTTTGAATATCATTGCTATTCACCCGATATACGGTTTTAAGGCAGCAGCTTCTTATTTTCCCATGAGATATGCTATGGTAAATAGAGATCCTGCTGTTCTAAAAGAACTCTATAAGCGTACAAAGTATGCTCTTGGAATGTCTGAAAAAGAGTTTCTTGAGTCAGTAGATTATATGTACAGATCTGGAAGATTTCAGGTAAACCAGAACATCTCTGAAATTAACTCAACCTACGATGTTACCCGTGGTGTTGTTAGAAATATCCGTGAAAAGGGTAGAGTTTTCTTTAATGAAGGTGATAGAGTAGCTAGATTGATGGCTACCAATGTTGCTTATCGTGAATTTAGGAAGGCTTATCCAACACTTGATGTAAGTACAGCTTCTGGTTTTAGAGTGATGGATGACTTTATTACTCGAAAAGCAGACGTTCTTACTAACAATATGACAAGAGCTTCTGCTGCTGGGTGGCAACAGGGCTTTATGTCTCTTCCAACACAGTGGATTGGTTATCAGGCTAAACTGATGGAGAATATCTTCTTCGGTAGAAACCTTACTGGTTGGCAGAGAGCTAGACTAGGCTTGTCTCAGATGGCCTTCTTTGGTGCAGCGGGTATGCCTTTTGCTGGTAATGCTCTCAATCTTTTTGTTGATCAGACCTCAGAAGGTATTGACAAAGATATGTATACCTTGCTAAGATATGGTCTTTTGGATTATACTTTGTCCAGTATAACTGGAGAAGATACAGCTTTCTCAGGTAGGCTTGGTCCTGGTGAGGGTATCCAGCAGATTTACGAAGGTATCATGGACAAGAATTTTGTTGAAGTTCTTGGTGGTCCCGCTGGTTCAATTGCATATGACTCTGGGGCAGGAGCAATGGGTTTGGTAGCTTCTCTATTTACTACAGATGTCAGTATTAAACAGTATGATTTAACAAAGGTTCTACGAAATATCTCTTCTTTTGATAAAGGTGTTAAAGCTTACTATTTGATCCAAACTGGAGAGTTTATTAATAAGAAGGGACAAGCTCTTGCAGAGGGTATGAGTCCTTGGAATGCTCTTTGGAATACGTTGGGTGTTCCTTTCCAAGAAGTAGAAATGTACTACGACTTGAAGAACTCATTATACTCAGAAGGTCAGATGGTTTCTGATGTATCCAACAGAGTACAGGAGTTGAATAGGTTGACAACAAAGTACATTCAAGATGGAGACTTGAAGTCTGCTGAAGGTATTAGAGACGAAGTTCTTTCTCTTCTTGCTCCTCTTTCTATTTGGCAAAAGCAGCAAGTTATTAGGAGAAGTAGAGAGAGTTGGATTGGTCTTGGTCAATCTGCAATTATTCAAGACAGTAAAACAGCTAAGGATGGTCTTAGCAGACAGTTTCAAAAGCTTATTTCTAAAGAAGGACAGTAAGAATGGCTGAGTTGTTTAAGCCCGAAATTAGGGAAATTGGTGGTACGAATGTAACAGTCTACTCTCCTCCGAGCATGGACTATTCGGGAGCTATTGCCAGTTTTGGAAATATGTTAAGCACTGTTGGAAGAGAAAGAAAAGGTCCGACAGAGGGTGAAATAAAGACCGCTAAGCTTGCTGAAATTGGGGCAACTTTGGCGCGTATAAATGAAATTGAAGATCCTACTAGGAAAGCTGTTGAGTTTAAGCTTTCAAGAATGAAGGCTCTTACAACTTACTCAGATCTTAGAGATGAAATTAACGAATTGTATTCTGATTTTTCTGGAGAAGTCTATCAGGCAACTGGTAAACCTCTGGAAGAAATAGAACAGGCTAATACTTATAAGTGGGTAAGTGATACAACAGCGGGTAAGGCCGCTGCTTCTTATGCCTATGTCTCTACAAACGGTAATCAAGAAGAAGCAGATCTTATTATTCGTCAACGGTATATGCTTGCTACTCAGAGAGATCTTGCATTTGAAGAAGCTAAGAA